TGCGCAGTTATCTGCCTGATTGGGCTTACCTGGTTTATATGTGCCTGGTCTCCGCCGCCAATATCTATTTACGCAGCATCACCACGCAACCCCTAACCCTAAAACGCAAGCGAACGCTATGAAAGGACTCGAAGCCCTATTAAATCCCGATGAGCATCTAACCGATGACGACAAAGGCCTGCATGCCGAGCAATTCGACACCGAGCTGGCGTTATTGCAACACCGCCAGCGCCACGCCGTTGACCCGAATGCGGTATCGGCCGAACGGTGTGAGCAGTGCGGCAACGAAATTCCGGAGCCGAGGCGCTTGGCGTTGCCGGGCATTGAAACTTGTATCGAATGCGCCAGAGAAGCGGAGCGTAAGGAGAAGTTAGGACGATGACTATGGATGAAACCAAATTTTTGTTCGATGTTGTGCAGACATTGATGATTGCAGTGATCGGCATTATGAACTGGCTGAATAATCGCCAGCGCGTAACCAACGAAACCATCAACAAACTGGAAACCGGTATTGACGACCGGCTGGACGATCATTCCGAACGCTTGACGCGGCTGGAGCAGGACGTCAAGAACGCGCCCAAGCATGATGACTTGGCCGAAATTTACCGGGAAATGCGCAAGATGGCGGACACCCTGGGTACGATGAATGCCGCGTTATCGGCACAAACCGCAGCCCTGACCGCACTGAAAGAACAAGTCGGGCGCATGGATTCGTTCTGGCGCGATCATAAATAGAGGAGGCATTATGGACTACAACGAACACATGACCGCCCACCGGCGGTTGACGATTTTAAACCTGTTATCGGCCGGTGCAGCCTATACCCTGCACGAGGTCGACCTGAAAACGGCATTGTCCCAGCACGGCCAAGCGGTCGGAACCGATACGTTGCGTGCCGATCTGCAATGGTTGCACGAACAAGGCTTGGTCGTGGCCAAGCACGAAAATAGCTTTTGGTTTGCGACCTTGACCGCCAAAGGCGACGATGTGCGCCAAGGCTTATCGACTGTGCCGGGTGTCGCCAGGCCGGAGCCGAAGTAATAATGCCGCCACGTCCAGCAATCAGCCAATTACCCGACGCGGTATTGACCGAGCTTAACCAGCGCCTGATTAGCGGCGGCTTTAGCGATTATTCCGGATTATCGGATTGGTTAAAGGCGCAAGGTTTTCAGGTCAGCCGTACCTCGGTTGGTGACTATGGTAAAGACCTGAAAGCCAGCATGGAAAAAACGATCATGCGCGCACGGGAGCGGATGGAGATTGCCAAAGCCATGGGCGGTATGAGCAACGAGGAAAAAGCCGCGTTGCTGGAAGCCAGTGAAATGGTTGCCATCGATCAGATGATGGATGTGCTGGAAAGCATGCAAGGCTGGGAAATGGCCGACAAAGCGACCGTTATCCCGAAGCTGGCCAGGGCCATTGCCGATATTGGCCGTAGTGCCATCGGCTCGGCCAAGTGGCGGAAAGATTTTGAGGTCGAAGCCAAACGGCAAGCCCGCGAGGAAGCGGCTAAACAAGTTGATGAAATGGCAAAAGCAGCGGGCTTTGATGATGAGCAAGCCCGGTTCTGGCGTCAAAAAGTATTGATGGGCGGCGTTTAATGAGCCTGGCCCCGTTAGGCGACACCCAGCGTATTGTTGAATGGGATGAACTGCCTGAAAAGGTGCGTGACATTCCGGACGGCTTTAATCCGATGGATGACGGCGTATTCATGAAGCACCAGGTCGAATGGGTGCGATTGATTCATTCGGTCGATTTAGCGATTGGCGAAAAATGCCGCCGCTCCGGGATTACCCTGGCCACGGCTCTGGATGACACCATCACCGCAGCATCCAGGAAGTCCGCAGGCGGCTCCAATGTGTTTTATATCGGCGATACCCGCGAAAAAGGCCTGGAGTTTATCGGTTACGTTGCCAAGTTTGCTAAGGTGATCGTATCCGCCCAGGGCGAAGGCGTCAGCCAGATCGAGCAGTTTATTTTTGCCGACCAGGACAAGCGCGGCGAAGCAACTCAGGATATTACGGCGTTTCGAGTACGCTTTGCATCCGGGTTCCGGATTGTGGCGCTATCCAGCCGCCCGGAAAACATCCACGGTTTGCAAGGCATCGTCGATATTGACGAAGCCGCCTTGCATAAAGATGTCCGTAAAGTCATTGAGTCCGCCACAGCGCTGCTGATCTGGGGCGGAAAAATACGCATTATCAGCACTCACCGGGGCATTAAAAACCCCTTCAATCAATTAGTCTCGGACGTGCGCAACGGCTTGTACGGCAAATCGGCGGCAGTTTTTAAGATCACTTTTGATGAATGCGTCGCCAATGGATTGTATGAGCGGGTGTGCTTTATGCAAGGAAAGCCGGTCACCGAAGAAGGCAAAAAAGACTGGTATCTGCGTATCCGTAAAGCCTATGGGCCGCGAAAATCAGCGATGCGTGAAGAGCTGGATACGGTGCCGCGCGATGGCGACGGGTCGGCCATACCGGGTTTATGGATCGAGCGGGCTATGAAAGCTGTGCGGCCGGTGCTGAGGCTATCGTTTGATGAAGACTTTAAAAATTGGCCGGTTGAAACCCGCACCCGTGAAATAGACGCCTGGATAAAGCGCGATTTAATGCCCTGTATTACGGCACTGGATAAAACCGAGTCGCATTTTTTCGGCATGGACTTTGCCAGAAAAGGCCATTTGTCTGTCATTGTGCCATTGATTAAAAAAAGTGATTTAAGACGCCAGGTGCCGTTTGTGGTCGAGTTGCATAATTGCCCGATTTTACAACAGCAGCAAATACTATGGAGTTTGATAGCACTACTCCCTAATTTTAGCGGCGGCGCAATGGATGCGACCGGTCCAGGGCAAAACCTGGCGGAGCTGACCTGGGAAAAATGGAATTCTGTTGTGCAGGTGACGCTGTCATTGGCTTGGTATCGCGACAACATGGCGGCATTCGTGCAGACCTTTGAGGACGACATGATGGACATCCCGCGCGATCTTCAGCATGACTCTGACCTGCGGGATCTGGAACGGGTCGATGGCATTATTAAATTGCCGAAAGACACGACAGAAAACGACGAAGGCATTGAACGGCACGGCGACTATGCGATAGCGCTGGCTTTGGGCGATTTTGCGGCACGGACCATTAAGCCCATCGTGGCTGCCTATACACCTATCCACTTTAAATTTCTATAAGCACCATCATGGCTATAGCGACATCAACCAAACTTGATAAAACCTCCGACCAGTTTTTGCTGGACAGTTATTCGGGGCTCGGCGGTTATGCTTCAGGGGCTTACTTGGTGCCCCACGGCCGCGAAGAAGAAGACGATTTTGAGGCGCGCAAAAACCTGGCGGTTTATCGCAATTTCGCCAGAAAGATCGTTGACGTGTACATGGGATTTTTATGGAAACAACCGCCCAATCGCGAAGTCGACGATCTTTACACGCAATTTATGGCGAATGCCGATGGCGCCGGCGGCAAGCTGGATTCGGTATTATCGAGCCATCAACGGCTGGCGATGATATTAGGGACCGTCTATGTGATTGTCGATAAGCCTCAGCAGCAAGGGCAAAGCCGCGCCGACCAAGCCATTCCTTATCTGGCGCTACGCATGAAAAACCAGCTGGTTGCAGAGACCAAGAATGCGGCCGGTGTTTGGCAGTCGGTAACCTTCGTCGAACAGGAAGGCAATGAAAAAGTGTATCGAACCTTTACGACCACCGGCTGGCGGCTCACCAAGGATCAGGAAGGTAGCGAAGTGATTACCCGCACTCTGCCGGATGGCAGCACAAAGGCGGAGCAAGGCGACTATAAAATAGGCAGGGTTCCGGTCGTGCGTTTGCATATCGCCAAGCCGTTAAACCCTACCGACAGTTACAGCCAGTCGTTTTTTTACGATCTGGCGCAACTATGCTGGGAGTTGTACAACATCGGTTCAGAGCTTCGGGAGCAAGAACGGGAGCAAGCATTCTCGATTTTGACTATCCCGGCCGCGGACAAGGAAGAGCGCGAGCGCTTGCAGAACTTGACCATCGGCACCAAAAACGGGCTGACCTACAACCCGACCGGCGGAGGCCAACCCGGCTATATTGCCCCGCTGCCCGATCCGATGGCGCATTGCATGCAGCGTATGGCCGCAATAGTTTTGGATATTTATCGCGTGGCAAATCTGGAGTTTGTCGGCAGCGTGCAGCCGTCCGGTGAAGCGCTGTCGTTCCATTTTATGGAGGCCAACTGTTCGTTGAGCGGCATGGCCGAGATGTGCGAGTCTGCCGAAACCGAGATAGCGCAGCTGGTTAGCTTGTGGCAAGGCGGTAAATTTACCGGCAATATCAGTTATCCGACCGATTTTAATCTTTCCGATGTGATCAAGGCCATTGGCATTGCGATGGACTCGATTAACTTGGGCATGGGCGCCGAGTTCGATAAAGCCGTTAAAAAGTTGCTGGCCAAGCAGGTTTTAAGAAATGACGTTTCGTCCACGACGATGGCGGCGATTGAGAAAGAAATTGATGCGATGGGGGATACTTACGGCGATAGACTGGCACGGCAGCAGGCGGGAGCATGAATAATGATATTTTGATAGCGTGGTCGATATTTTTTATCCAATGGCTTTTGGCCCACGATATAGCTTTGCAATGGAATGCAATCGGCATGATGGTGTTGTGTGTCATTCTGGATAAACGGGAAAGATTATGAACAAGGTAGTTGATCTGTCGGTTGTATCCGACTCAGCGTTGCATTATTCGCCGATTGACATGCTGCGCGATGCAATCGTCGACATCGAAAACAATAACGGCGCTTATCAAGGCAAAAAAGCCTTTTTCATTATCGTGGACGATCAAGGCGATGGTTATTCGTTTGCCTGGAAAATGTCTGGGATGCGCAAGCACGAAGCGATCGGCGTGTTGGGTGTCGCTAAAACCAGGTTAGCCGCAGATTTGGCTGGATTATGACTGCATATAGCCAAGCGCATCTTGATCGATGCCGAGAGATTGTTGCCAGTCAGGCTCGGCAGTATATGAACGTACGCGAACAAATCAATTGCGGAGGTTGCGGCAAGTCAACCGTGATATGGTCGCAATTTCGTTGTTTCCATTGTGGCATCTACTATTGTAGTGGTTGTGCTAAAGATCATTTCGGCCCTGATCTGGGGCCAGTTGGATAATGCCCGACTACGCCGAACTCTACAAACGCCTGGCGCAAGAAATCCTCAAGCGCGACGGCCAAATAACCGCCGACACCGGCGCATTCGTCAAACAATTTCTAACCCAATTAAGAGCCCAAGGTTGGCGGCTGTCAGGCGATGCCGAAGCCGCCCTGAATGCGCATTTATCTACCGTTAATAACACGCTTCAAGAGGCTATCAGTAGCGCGGTAGTAGTGGCATCCGGTTTGCCGCTGACCGTTGCCAGCCTGCAATCCGAAACAGTCCTGAAGCTGGCCGAGCAAGCTTTTATTACGCGTTGGCCGGACGGTTTGACCTTGTCCGATCGTATTTGGCGCTGGAAAACCGACACGCGTCGCGGCGTGCAACAACAGTTACAAGCCGGTATTCGCCAGGGCAAAGCGACCAGTGCTGTCGTGTACGATATGCAACGGGCCATCGAACGCGGCGGGAACCGCTTTAAGATTGTCACCAACCATGCAGACGACTGGGTCAAAGAGTTGCACGAATCGGCAATCGGCCTGATCCACGACCCGAACGCCCGCGCCGATTGGAACAAGGTTGTCGGCGAAGCGGAAGAGCGTATAGCGATGCTCAAAAGCACGGGTTCCCGCTCCGCCGCCGAGCAGGTGTTAAAGCAAATCAAGGCCGCCGTCGACAAAGGTTCCGAGGCATTAGTCGACAAGGCCGTCAAATGGTGGGTGTACGACAAGCAACTGTACAACCTAAAACGCATTGCTAGAACCGAGATGGCGGACGCCGCACACAACGCGGTGATTGCCTCGGTCGAGGGCGATGAATCGGTCATCGGCTTCCAGTGGCGCTTATCGTCCAGCCACCCGACTACGGATATTTGCGATTATTACGCCAATATCGAAATGGGGCTTGGCAAGGGTGTGTTCACCAGGGATACGGTGCCGCAGCACAAAGCTCACCCCCATTGTATGTGCCTGTTGGTCCCCAGGGTGACGCCGATCAAACAGAAAGGCTCGAAAAATTACGCCGAATTTGTCAAAAACGCCACGCCCGGGCAGCGGCAAACCTTGTTGCCGAACTGGGCGCAAAGCGCTTTGCAGGCCGGCGTGCCGTTGAATGACTTGATAAGGTCCGACGGTTTGGGGCTGGTAACGCATAAAGCCCTGAAGGCGCAATCTCCGTTTGAAGCTGCCCGGCATAAAGGCGGCGCGCATCACGGCTGGTATTTGAAATCTCAGGAATTAACCGACGCCGAGCTGGAAAAAGGCATAAAATCGCTACAAAAGCAGATCGATAAACACCGGCTTTGGATTAGCGACCCGACTACCAAAATCCCCGGCTTTACAAGCTTTCATCCCGATAGACAACGGAACTTAATTGAACGAAAATGGCCGCAAGACATTCAGCGTCAGCAAGAACAAATCACCATACTCACAGGCATTTTAAGGGAGCGCAAACATGACCCAGCAAACTAAATACGCATTGATACTGAACACCGTGATTGAAATAGCCAAAGCCCGAGGGATGGAGAGTCCCGGCAGCAACGAGGCGGCTTTGTGTTACGACTTGATCGAGGCCGCCATATCGGAAGCCGAAGTGTGGGATGTACCGTTGGAAGAAATCGGCTTGGATAACTTCGATACCAACCAACTGTTGCAGTCAAAAGCGGCTTAAACAAAAAATGTAGGTTGGGCTGAGGCACGAAGCCCAACGGACCGAAGCTTTAAAGTGTTGGGCTTCCTTGCGTCAGCCAACCTACAAAATATGATTAAAACGAGAAACTTAAAATAAGCTCATTTAAGCCTCAAAAGCACCTCAAGCGCTGTCGTTGTATTCTAAAAAAAGTTAACACCCATTTAACGGGCCTTCTCGTTGCTTTTAGGCTGATTTTCAGCCGGTCTTTTTAGTCGTTCTCTAAATTATCCCTTCATCCTACTGCGAAGCCCTTCGCATTACTTCCAACTTCATCACCCGGTAACCTGTGCTGGAAATTTATTTTTTCCTTTGTACAGGATTTCGAGCATGTTCAGACCCAGTCATAAATTATTCAACGCCGAGCCCGATCAAGCCGCTGGCGGAGCACCCCAGAATACCCCTACCTCTACTGTCACTCCCGAAGCCGGTGCTCCGGCTTCGGGTGCGGTTGATGTACAGGCGCAAATCAATGCCGCGCTGGCTCAGCAACAAGCTGATTTTGCCGGGCAATTGAAAGCAGCAACCGGACACAGCGACTTAAAGGCGCTGACTGAGGCAAATCTTAAAGCACAGGGCAGGCTGCAAGAGCTGGCAGACGCTAGAGATGCTGACGCAAAAAAATGGCAAGGCAAGTACGAGAAAATGGCTGTCGCTCATGCACTGCTGGCAGCGGCGACCGAAGCAGTCGATCCGGCCACGATTAAAGAGCTGTTAGCCGTCCGTGCCAAAGTTGATGACAACGATAATGTCACCATCGACGGCAAACCCGTTGCCGACGCGGTTAAAGCATTGCTTGAAGAACGGCCGTTTTTAGCCAAGGCCCAAGGCGACACCGGTTCTGGCGCGCCGCCCAATGCCGGTAGCGCGGCGAAAAATCCTTGGTCGAAAGAGCATTGGAATTTGACCGAGCAAGTCAACCTCAACAAAACAAATCCAACCCTGGCCGCGCAATTTAAAGCGGCTGCCGGCCACTAATTAGGAATCGATCATGGCAAAAACCACTATTGCAAACTTGTTGACGCCTGAAAACTGGGCAGCTTACCAGGTCAACCCGACCGCTGTTAAAGTCGCCATGTGGGCGAGCGGCATTGTCGGCGCGCTGACCGACCTTACCTTGCCCAGTGGCGGCGGCACGGTCAACCTGCCGTTTTTTGACGACTTGACCGGCGATGAAGAGAATCTAAGCGGCACTGATGCGTTGACTGTCGGCAACATTGGCGCCGCGAAAGATGTCGCGGCGGTGATTGGTCGCGGTCGTGCCTTTAGTGTCAACGATCTGGCCAAGGTGTTATCCGGCGCCGATCCGCTCAGGGCGATCATGGAGTTGATCGACAGCTATCAAATGCGCCAATCGCAAAAAGAGCTAATTAATATGTTAGCCGGCGCATTCGCTGCCGCGTCGATGGCCGGCAACGTCTCGGATATTTCCGGCGGTGCTTCGGAAGCGGTTCGCGCAATCAATCAAAATACGTTTCTGGATGCTTGCCAATTGCTGGGCGATGCCAAAGACGGCGTGTCGGCGGTGGCTATGCATTCGGCCACCGAGACGTACTTGGCCAAACAACAAATGATTGTCTACGAAACCACGGCTGACAAGAGTCAACGGATTGGCCGTTATCAAGACAAAGTCGTCATCGTGGATGACGGCCTGCCGGTCTCGTCAGGCACTTATACCTCGTATATTTTTGGTCCTGGCGCTGTTGGTTTTAAACAGGACACCATTGGCGAAAGCGACATTGAGACCGACCGCGATATTTTGGCCGGCGACACCGTGGCTACGTACCGTCGGCGCTTTATCCTGCATCCGCGCGGTATTAAATGGAAGGGAACGTCGGCCGGCGACTTTCCAAGCCGTACCGAACTGGCGACCGGCACCAATTGGGAGCGCGTGTACGAGAACAAGAAAATCCGCATCGTGCAGTTCAAACACAAACTTGCATAGGTGACGTATGGGATTGACAGCATTTAATCGGGCGCGGCGGGAAGCCGCAGCCCAACAAAAAACCGGTACTGAAGACAGCGACAACGCCAAGTCCGTCAAAAAAGGTAAAAGGAATGAGAAAACGGCTGATAGCCCTGATGCATCAACGTCTGCGGCTGCATCGGACACAGCTGACGGCCAGAAAAGCTAATGGACATTCGTCTCGACCTGGGCAATGTGCCGTCGGTGCTGGCGGCATTTAGCGATCCGCAACTGGCGCAGCGGATTGTTAACGCGGCCGCCGAGCGCTACACCGACGACACGCTGGACTGGATTCATGCCGGGCATGCCTTTACGACGCGTAACGGGCAGCTTGAACAATCTATCGGTTGGCATCCTAACGGCAACGGCTCGGCCACGGTTTATGTCAATGCCGATTACGCCATGTATGTTGAGGATGGCACCCAGCCGCATGTCATCAGACCGAAGGACCGCAAAGCCTTGCGCTTTCCTGTCGGAGGCGGTGCCGGTTTCGGTTTTGCCCGAGTCATTAACCACCCAGGGAGTAAAGCGCACCCTTTCTTTTTTGCTGATAGGGACAACCGAGTGGACAACATGCAAGCGGCCGCGATGTCGGTCTTGGCTCATACGATGGCTAATCAACATGGCTAAATATGCGCAATTAACCGATTGTACCGATCCGTCAATCACGGTAACCGAGACGCACCTGGATGCCGCCGACGTCTACGTCGACAGCGAATTATGGGCGCGGGGTATCGATCCGGTCGGCGTGGCCTTGCCCAATGCCGCGCTGACCAAGCTGGCCGCAACCTGGGCCATACAGTTGGCATCGGTTGAAGGTGCGATTACCGACAACTCGCCGCTGATCGATAAAGCCAGGCAATATCGCATCATTGCGGAAGCTATCGCCAAAGGCATTACCCGTGAATCTCTGGGGCTAACAATCAAGGCGGGTTCCGGCTTCGGCAATGTCAGGATTGGGCGCGGTTAGTGCATGAACGGGATCAAGTTCAAACGCGGCACAACCTTGGTGTTGCACGGTCAGTATCTGGACGATGCCGGCAACCCGGCGCCGCTCACCGGCGTAACGTTGAAAAGCCAGGTACGCGATAAGGACAAACTGATTGCTGACTTGACAATTACAGTCATTGACGAAGACGCAGGCGATTATGAGCTATCGGTCCCGGCCGGAACGGCGAAATGGCCGGTCGGTACGCTGGTCTGGGACATTAAGGAAACTGTCGCGGGTGTACACCGGTATACGCAGACCTTGACGATGCTGATTGAGGACTCGGTAACCGAATGAAGCATGCGTTTACCGCGTTGCCGGGGTCGGACATTGCCATTGTCGGCCAGGGCGTTGTATCGACGACGCATGCTTTAACCGCACTGCCGGATGTCGGGGCGGAGGTGTCAGGCGGCCATGTGATGGCCTTACACCGGCTGAGTCTGGCGGCGGCCTCATCGATTGAGGTGATCGGGGGCGGCGGCAGTGTGACGGTCGCGGTGTTGTCTGAGTTTGGCATGCCGGGGCTAAGCGCCTATCAGGTGGCGGTATTAAATGGATTTGTCGGCGATGAGGCGGCTTGGCTGGCGTCATTATCCGGTCCGCCTGGTGGTGAAGTTAGTTTTGATGTGGATTTAGTCACGATTTACAACCTAAGTAAGTAGGAAATAACCATGAGTTTGGAAACACGTTTAACCGCTCTGGCGCAGGCCTTGGGCACCGATGTTAAAGCATTGACCACCGCTATTGGCGTGTTGTCCGGCTTGAATACCACCACTAAAACCAGCTTGGTTGCCGCTGTCAACGAAGTATTGGCCGCGGGTGCTGCCAATGCCGGCAAAATCGGCGACACCAGCGCATTAACCACCACGGCGAAAAGTAACCTGGTCGCTGCCATCAATGAGATCGATGCGGCGCTGGATAACCTTGATTTGACTGGATTGATTGACGATCTGGCCGCATCGAGCGTGACCGACAAGACCTACTCTGCAAACAAGATCGCCAGCCTGATTGCTGCGGCGATTGCCGGGCTGGTTGATTCGTCTCCTGCGACGTTGGACACGCTGAATGAACTTGCGGCCGCATTGGCGAACGATCCTAACTTTGCGGCCACGATTGCGGACTCTCTAGGCAACCGGGTCCGGGTCGATGCGGTGCAGACCTTTACGGGGCCGCAGCAAACTCAAGCGCGGGATAACATCGGCGCTGCGAGCGCTGCCGATCTGGCGGCGTTAATTACTGCGCTGGGCGACCTCGATCATGATTTTGTCGCCGACTATAGCGCAGCCAAGGCGTAAGTCATGAGCTTACAACAGAGGCTGATTGATTTAGCCGAGGCCATTGCCGTGGACATCGCGGCATTGGAACAGCGCAACACGTCGATGGGCAATACCTCTAACATTATCGCCGTCGATACCACGATTGCCGCAGGCACCTCGTACATCGTGATGGATACGCTCGATGTGAGCGCGACTTTGACGGTCAACGGTTATTTGGGAGTTTTATAAATGACAGGACAAATCATATTACTGAGCGGGACAGCCCCTAATCCGCCGTCCACGGGTAAAGTTTCGATCTATTCAAAATCGGACAAAACTCTGTATACCCAAGACGACCAGGGAAACGAACAAGCCTTGGCGACCAATGTGATCGGGGCTGTATCCCGCTGGCCGGGCATGACGGTGCCGAATGGTTTTGCCGTATGCAACGGGCAGCTGCTCAGTGTCAGCCAGTATCCTGGGCTGTTTACGGTGCTGGGCAATAGCCACGGCGGCGATGGCGTAACCACATTCGCTTTGCCCAACTTGCGGAGCGCGGGAGGCTATCAAACGATTATACGGGTTTGCAATGCGGCGGAGGCTGTCGCCCCAGTTACCGTTATAGTCCCTTGCGTCATTCATGGTCCGATGCCCGATGGCTACTTAGTCGGCGATGTGTTGGCCTTTACTGTGCAGCTAATCGAACCTGTAGCAGTGGCGGGAGGCCCGCCTAAATTATCTATAACCATTAACACGACCACTTACTCATTGACACGGCAAGCCGGAGCCACGGCAACCGAGTGGCACTACCAGCACACCATGACAACCAGTGATAGTGGCACATTATCCGCCGCGATCGATTTGAACGGGGCCGCCTTAACCGTCGGTTCTGCGTCCGCCACGTTAAACGCGGCTTATTTTTCAAATAACAAAAATCTGTCTACCGATCCTGATGTCCTGAGTGCCGCGATGACGCCTGCTGCCGAGACGTCTTCGATTTCGCAAAATCACGCGCTTTCGGCGATTGAAGCAACAACGACACCCACTGCCGATACCGGTAGTGTTTCATAAAATTAATTTCTGAGGTTTATATGGCTAAATATTTACACCCTAATGTACTGGACGGCGGACCGTTGCTGATTAAAACATCGGCTCAGCGCGTGGCCCTGGTAAAAGCATTCGCTGTCGGTAATTCCTACGCGACGGTGACAGGCAATATTGTTGCTGCCGCAGCCACAACGTCAGCCGATTTTACCTTGGCTAACCAGGGCGGCAACGGCCGGAAGATTACCTCGGCGACTAAATCGCCCACGGCGTCGGCGTCAAGTACGTCAGGAGACGATTTGCATTTTGCGCTTCTCGATGACACTAACAACTTAGTGCTTGCCGTTACCGATGAAACCAGTAACCAGGTCATCACCTCGGGCAACACGGTCAATATCCCCGCGCTCACGTTCAATTTCAACCAGCCGGTTTAATCCATGAGCCTGGGAGCGTTATTAGCCTTACGTCAACGCCTGAGTACCCATGCGGCGCTTAATGCGTATTGGCAGGTCCGCTACGGCAAACCGGCCAAACATTTGATCGGCTACAAGAGCGCTCCCAACGCTAATGATTTTCCGTTTGTTTGTTACGTACCGACCAAGGCCAAGCGCAAATTCAATGCGTCCGGCCATATTGCCGCCAGCGTGGTAGTCGGAGTGCATGAGCAAGGCATTACGGACGATGTCTTTGACGGCCTCAGTCGCTTGGACGAGCTGGAAGAATTGATTATGAGCGCCTTAGTACCGTTAAAGCTGGATACCGAATTTACCGTTGCCGCAGACGAAGTTGCGATTTTTTACGACCTCGGCACCCGGCATCCCTTCCACGAAAAAGAAATGCAGTTATCAATCATCAGGAGATGAACATGGATATCGAACCGGAAAGTGAAGTTAATAAACTCAAACGCGTCAAAGTCAAACTGAAAAAGCCGCACACCCACGCAAGTGTCGACTATGACGAAGCGGCCGTTAAGACGGGCGTCGAAATCGAAATCACGGAACAACAAGCCAAGTCTCTGAAAGAGCTGGGCGTTATTTAATACGAACGTCATTTAGGAGTACGTTATGTCAGGTTTTTTAGGCTCAGGCCGCATTTATATCGATCGCAAAGTCGGTGGCGTTTACAGAGGTTTTAAATACATCGGTAATGCCACTAAGTTTGAAATCAAAGAAAATACCGAAAAAAAGGAGCGGGTATCAAAAGACCGGGGCAATTATGGTTCCGCGCTCAATACGGTGTTCATCAAAAAACCTGGTGAGGTCAATATTTCACTGGACGATTTGGATAAAGACAATCTGGCCTTGGTGTTCCTGGGTGATACCTCTAATGTATCAGTGACCGGCGGTACCGTCACCGATGAGGTCGTTATCGCCTATCAAGGCCTCATCATTAAAACAGCCAAACGCAAAATCAGTAATGTGGTGTTGACTCATTCGATCAGTACGCCGACTTACGCGTTAGATACCGATTATGAAATCACCGACCCTGATCTGGGATTAATCAAGATTATCGGCGGCACCATTACTGACGCGCAATCGCTAAAACTCGACTACAGCTACGGCAGCATGACCAGCAGCAAAGTCGCAGGCGGTACTAACTCCAGCATTATCGCCAGGATTTTGTTTGACGGCGTCAACCAGGCCGACCAATCCAAAGCAGTGGTCAATGTGTTCGAGGCGGTGTTATCGCCCACGTCGGGCGTTGATTTTCTTGCCGATGATTTCGCTAAACTGGATCTGGCCGGTATCGCCAATGTGCCGGTAGGAGGCACGGCGGCTTATGAAGTCGAGATGGATGTGGTGTATAGCTAATGCGCAGGCAAAAGCTAATTCCATTGGATGACAATCGGTCGGTAATCGTTAAGGAGCTGCACGTCAGAACTGCCCGCAATATGATGGAGCAAGTCGAGAAGCTGGCGCAGGTTGATATTATCGATCTGTTTACTAAACGCTTCAATGAAGTGCTTGAGCTGTTAGACGATTGTGTACAAATGCCGCCGGGTGAATCGCTGGACGATTTAACCGGTAGCGAATTAATCGAGGTAAAAGAGGCATTGCTGGAGGTCAATGCCGGTTTTTTAGACCTGCTGGGACTGGTGGCGGCTCCAGTCCCTCAAGAAACGTAATAGAAGCGCTCGACAAAGCTTGTATCACCCTGATCGAGCGAGGCCACGCCGGGGTTTTTGACTACGGTTGGCAGTTTTTCATCACCGCGTTGACGTGGGATCGTAAGTAGGGCGCGCTGTTGCCTATCCTACACATATTTGAAAATAAACATGGCATCCACTAGAGATTTAATTGCACGTATTATTCTACGCCTCCAGGATGAGGCGAGCCGCGGCCTGGATGTTGCGCGCGACCGTGTCCGTGGAGTCGGTCAGGAAATCAATCACGTCAAGCAGATGGCAATCGGCCTGTTTAGTATTGCCGCCCTTAAACAAGGGGCTGAAAGCTTGACCGGCTTGTCAGACAAATATGCCGGTTTAACCGGTCGCATTAAGCAGGCCATCGGCCCGACCGGCGATTTAGCCGGAAAACAACAGCAACTGTTTGATATTGCCCAGCGCACCAGCGTGGCGCTTGATGGTACTGTGCAACTGTATGCCAGAGGCGCTCAGGCTCTAAAAAACCTGAATAACGGCCAGGAGATCGCGGCTAAGTTGGCCGAAACCGTTAACCTGTCGTTCAAGGCGCAACAATCCGGCGCGGCTGAAGTTGCCTCGACCATCACCCAGCTTACCCAATCGATATCGACAGACGCTGTAGAGTGGGAGGACTTCGGCCAATTGGCAGACACCAACCTGATGCTGGTCAACGTTGCGGCCAAGAATTTAGGCTACGACGGAATTGGCTCATTAAAACAGGCGATGGCCGACGGTAAAGTCGGCAATGTCGAGCTGGTTAACGCCATTGTGTCCGGTTTCGATGAGATCAAGGCGGCTGCCGACAGTATGCCGAGCACAGTGGCTGCATCCTGGACGAAGCTGGAAAACCGGTTGTTAGTTTTTGTCGGTCAATCGAAGTCAGCCTCTGCAGCCGCTGAACAAATTGCCAACGGTATCGGCTTTATCGCCGACCATCTTGAGCAGTTTATTGAAGTCTCTATCAAAGCCGGTGAAGTGGCGCTGGCAATGTTTGCAGGCAGTAAGCTTAAATCTCTGGTGATATATACTCAGGAGATGATTGCAGCAAGGGCAGCAGCCAGGGCTCTGGCTGTTGAGCAAGCGGCAGCGGGTACCGCGGCAGGCGCGGCGGCCGGACAGATGAGTATCTTTGCAAAAGCTATTACTTTGATTAACAAAGCGGTCGGCGCATTAGTCGCCTGGGAGATCGGTCAGACCGTTGGTAAATGGGCGTTGCAGTTTGAGTGGGTTCAATACGTCGGAGCTAATGTCGCGCAAATGACCGCCAAGTTTGTTGCGTTTGCCGATTTTATGACTCGCCCGCTGTCGTTAGAGAGCTGGAAAGCATTCAGGGATGAACTTGGGAAGATAGACGTACATTTCGATGGCGTTCGGGCGCGCATCGGCGAGGCCGATTCCGTCTATGCGGAGAGCGCACAAAAAGTATCAGCTTCCGAACAGGCTAAAACCCAAGCTATAGAAACCGAAGCGATCAAACAAAAAGAAGCATTCAAAACCGTGCAGGACGCAGTCAAGGCGCTGACCGCCAGTATCGACGCCGACACCAAGGCGCAAACTGCAGCGATTGCGCAAGGGCTGGCTGAACGCCTGGCTGCGATCGACGCGATGAATCGCAGCGAAGCGCAAAAAGACACGTTGCGTGTGGCCGCCAAGCTGGAGGCGTCCGATCTTGAGTTGCAATTACAGCAACAGGCCAGCGTGGCCAAACTGGCATTGATCGATCAAGAGTATCAAGCGGAACTGGCCGGCGCCGCTAAAAATGCTGCCCGTACTGCAGAAATAGAAAACCAAAAAAGACAAGACAAGTTGGCGGTTTATACCGGTCTGGCCGACTATTACCAGGGCGAAGTCGGCCGCTTGTCCCAAGTCTACGCGACGGAATACCAGGCGGCACAACAAGCCAAGCAGCAATTGCAAGCCTTGAACCAAAGTCACGAACAAGCCTTGTTTGAAGTCAAGTTGATGGGCATGACCGAGCGTGAAAAGCTGGATGCTGAGGAGTCTCGTTTTAATGAACTCACGCGAAAAATTGAGGCTGAACAGCGCAAGGGGGATCAGGCCGATCAAGAAAAAATCAAGGGATGGTTGATAGAGGCAAAAGGCTTGCACGATAACATCACCAGCGCAGTCAAGGACTCCGGAGATGCACAGTCAGAAGTCCGCGGACGTATCGACAAGCTATTCAAGATCGAACAGAAAACCTTGGTCGATACGGCCAACGCCCATACACAAAGTGCTGAGCGCGCTAAGCAGGCATGGGCTGAAACTGCCGATATGTTGGAGGCGACGCAAAAAACAATCGCAGGTATTACCGAATCGCTGAACAAGGATTATGCGTTAAAGATCGGCATCGACAGTGCCAGTTTAACGGCCGCTCAATCCGCCATTGCCGCGCTGACTGCACCGGCGGAAAAAGTCATCACGATCCGTACGGTTGAGGCAAATGGCAAGGAGCCGGCAGCACAAGCCACCGACGCAGGCAATGCGCCTGCGGCACAGGCGACCGGCGGCCCGGCAGGCTTACCGACCGGCGAGCCGTGGCGTCTTGCTACCGGCGGAACGGTCGGTGACTTCATGCGCCGATTAGACGGCCATAAGCCGTTGGCCGGACTGCTGCCCGGTTACGGTGGCGGCGACAAGGTTAAGGCGCTCTTGGAGCCCGGCGAATTCGTTGTCCGCAAGGAGGCGGTACAAAAGTTGGGGCTTCCTTTTATGGCATTGGTCAACGCGGGCCGGGTTCCGGTCGGCGATGTGATTCGCCGCGCATTGGGTGGCCCGGTTGATGAGCCTAATTGGGACATGATCAATAGCCAGTTATTCAATATCGTCCAGTCGTCTGCCCGATTAGGCTCGGCTGGTGCGGGCAACATCCAGGCCGTCGCATCGGGCCAGGCCCAGCGCAGTGATAGCATTATCTGGAAGGCCATGACCACACAAATTGAGGATTTGCTAAAGCGTGCCCATGCGCCCTGGCTCAAGGATGAGGCGATTGATGTGTTACGGCTGGCCACCGAGGAGTTTCAGCATAACGGCGCTGAAGCCGATATGGAGGTGATAAAAAATCGCATCAAACAGATGATTGATAAGCGTGTCGCTCAAGTCGTACCATCCTCCGCAAAGCAAATCGCAGCACTGCCGGCCGGGAAAACCTTGGGCGAGGTGTTAAAGTCTCCGTCCGTCGGCGTTACACCGTTTGCCGATATCCGTGCCGCCATGCAACAGCGGGCTAACACGTTTAGTGTACCCATGCCGGTTATACCGGCTCAGCCTGTTGCTTCAGCCAGTCAATCGACAGCATCCGGAAACACGATGCGTGTGCAGTTTGTCTCTCCGGAAAACTCAAAATCAGAGGGCGTGTTTAAGCCATCGGATGCAACGGCATTATTGAGAGTGCTGAAAGATGCGGGAGCCCGGACTGTATGATGCTGGACGCTATAGAGCTGCCCGAAGACCTGATCTGGTCGGATGAATTTGCCTGGAACCCGGTGCAGCGGACCAAGTCTTATACGTTAACCGGGGCTTTGGTTTTGGAAACCGGCGTCAAGCAGGCGGGGCGGCCGATCACCTTGGTAGGCGGAGCCGATGCCGCTTGGATCGACCGTACTACACTCACCGCGCTGCAGACGAAACTGGCTACAGACGAAACGATGACATTGACGCTGAACGATGCGCGCGTATTCAGCGTGGTGTTCGAAAGCGATCAACCGATTGAAGCGACGCCGGTGATTGACTACTCGACGCCTGCCGGCACTGACTGGTATTCCTTAACTCTTAAGCTCATGCAGGTTTAAAAATGGCTGACATTTTCGCGGAAATACACGCGCTAAACGATTTTTATAGCAATTTCAGGTTCGTCACTCGCACTGATCGTCTGCGTCGTGAGCGCGTGCTCGACCTGGACGGTTTAACACATGCTCTAGCTCAATCAGCAGACGCTGTAGGTTCTGTTTATCCTGCATCTCAGGCGGAACCTGCGCCACAGCCTGTTCCCAAAGCCCTACATAATCATCACGCAGACGGGCCAGGTCAATGTTCGGTTGTTCGAATACAGCAAGGGCAAACGCACGTAACGATAGAACTTCGCTCGTGAGTTTTTTCAGGGTGTTGTGTTGGTCTACAACGGCTTGCTCAAGTTGTTGTAAGCGGTCCATAAAGATTTAAGTAAAAGGTTAAAGAATGGCAATCTTATCAGGCGACATTAAGTTATTAAAATCCGACACGATGTCGGACGCGCCGGAAGGCGGCGGCGCGATCACAGGGCAGGTGATTATCGACGGCGAAAGCAATAACATTTTCGACGATATCTCTACCCTGGATCGGGTCTACGGCGCTGTCCACATGCGCAAACTATTCCCTGCCGTGCAAACGCCGAGCGTCGATCGATATTTCGGCTCGCACGTCATTATCAGCAAACTGCCGGGCGACAGTAAAATTGGCGTCAATTTATTCAACACCGGCGACTATTTCGACCGCCGCCCTTCGGCCAAAAGCCGGGTTGAGAATTATCGTGCGCGAGGACCTTTGTATAGCGGTTTTTTGTGGGCTACCCAATACCAGGGTAGCCGGGCCATTGTGATTTTTCAGGGCGAGACTGCGGCAAAGCCGGGCATCGGCGATGTGTTGGATTTGGTGACAGCCACTACATCGCAGGCGGTTAAGATTACAAAAATGACCGATTCAGTACAAACATTCTCCGACGGCACCGGGGCGTTCCAGCGCCGCATCCTCGAAATTGAAATATCCGATGTGCTGGTTACCGACTTCGTCGGCGCACAAATCAGTAAAGCGGACCCCACGTCCCCGGCCGCGGTGATTTACAAGACCGTAGTGGCTAATGCGGCTCGGTATTACAGCGCGAGGCCATTAGCGATACCGGCGGCATCGGGGTCGTTAACGATTAAGACCGATTCGGTCTATTCGCAAGTGGTGCCGTCTTCGCAATCGGAACTGCCGCTAATCGATATTGGCGCCGGAGGTAACGCTATCCCTTTAATTGAGAGCAGTAGTGCCGATGTCACCATTAATGTGGCTAATTCCGGTAGTACGTCTGTTTTGATATTTTCCCGTTATCTCGGTAGCCCTATTACTCCGGGTACGCTCAGAATTGTAATGGTGGCTGTAGGCACCTTAACTGATATTGCCGGATCATTGATGTATAACGGTATTGCGTACGGCACTGTTATTTATGCCACCGGAGAACTTAAATTTAAATTCCCTGCAAACCCGGCACCGAGTTCCGCTTTATCTTGCACGTTCCGCCCGGCTGCTGCCCCTATCCGCGTAGCTGATACGACATCTATCCGCGTCACCGCTGCAAATCGGGGCTACGTGTGGACGATCAACCTCAACCCGGCCCCTAAACCGGGTGCATTGTCAGTCAGTTATCGTGCCTTAAATACCTGGTATGAATTACACGACAACAGCAACGGCGGTTTGATCGCTGAAGAAGTCGGTATCGGCTCGGGTAGCCTTAATTACGTGACCGGCTCAGTCACGTTGACCACTGGGGCGCTGCCGGATGCGGATAGCGATATCATTTTTGCTTGGGGACAAGCGGCCGATTTCTTTAATCGCTCGGCTATTACGCCCGGGAAGGTGAAAGTGACTCATCCTCTTGGCCAGGCCGGTTTCGATGCCTCAACGTTGACAATCGATTGGGATGACGGCGATGCACGGACGGCATCGGTTAATGCGGCCGGTGTAGTTTCCGGAGATGCTACCGGGCAGCTTAATTTAACGACCGGACTGCTTGAATTTAGCCCGGCGGCATTACCCTTGGGCGGGACTGACTTTACCGTTGCTTACAATCACGGCGCTGCAATCAGCAAAACGCTAAGCGAATTTAATGTGTCCGGAAATATGATCACCTTAGATCTGGGCGATACCAATATCATTCCAGGATCATTGAAGATCACCTGGTCGGCGCCTTGGGCCGCCGATCCTCAGTACACCGTGCCGGTGTCATCCGGTACACTTCAACAGCAGGATGCCGACGATGGTGCCGGGGTTTTGCGGGGTGGGCGGTCATCGTCGATCGACTACACAGCCGGTACATTGACTTTTGACCCGACCAGTAGCGTCACCTATAAAGCCGCTAATTGGTTTAGGAGTGGCCATACGCCGGTTGTCGGTAGTATGGCCGAAGGCCTGTATAACACTATTACCGGCTACAGTGATGCCAGCGTACAGACCTCAGTCCCGTCTGCTTTCAGCGTTATCTACAGGACGGCGTCGGCGGGGTCAACGGCTAATGAAACGTTAACATTATCAACTATCAAACTGGATTTAACACCAGGCTATGCCGAAGCCATTGTGGCAGGTTCAGTGCGCTTTGCGTTGGGTCCACGTACGTACGTGGATCGTAACGGTCAGCTCTATTACGATATTGATGCTGTCACCGGCGCGGGCACTTATGCCGGTACGATAGACTACAGCACCGGAGATTGCATTGTGACCGCCTGGGCGCCACTGGCATCGGCCGACATAACCTTGCAATCGTTACTGACTACAATGAATTTCCAGCCGATTGAGTTTGCGATCGGGCGTACACCGGCGGCGCCGGTCAAGGTTGGCGTTTTCCAGATCAGGGCAACGCCTGCAGACGGCGGCGGACAAATATCGGCAACGGCGGCGAGCAATGGCGACATTATTGCCGGCGATATTGATGGATTCATCGAATACGAAACCGGCGTCTGGCGAGTGCGTTTCGGTCAACGGGTGGCGGCGGCGGGCCACGAAGCCGAGCCGTGGTTCGATCCGGACGCAGTTGTCGAAGGCCACATTTTTAAACCCCGTTTTGTCTACGCGGATACCATTTTGTACAGTACTGTGGCTTACACCTATTTGCCGCTTTCTTCGGCGATTCTCGGCCTGGACCCGGTGCGTTTGCCTTCAGACGGACGGGTTCCGGTTTACGCTCCCGGTGACGTTGTGGTCATTCTTAACGATCAAACTACCGTCGGCACGTTTACCAGCGGACAAGCCATCAATCTGGGTGCCGATCGGGTAAGACTCGCTAAGCTCACTGTTAAAGATGCGGCGGGCAACCCTCTTGCGGCCGCTAAATATCTCGCTGATCTGGATACAGGTGCTATCACATTCGGCGATTTGAATGGCGTCTCGCAACCGTTGACTATTGTCGACCGCATTGAAGACATGGCCGTATTAAGCGATGTACAGATTACCGGCACTCTATCGCTATCCAAGCCGATCACTCATAACTTTCCGTTGTCGGGAACTTTGGTATCAAACGCTATTGTGTACGGCACTCTCTATGCACGGACCTCGGTGCCGTTTACCCAGCAAACCTGGACCGGGGTGTGGTCCGATGCGCGGGTCGGCAACAGCATAGCGGCTCAGTACAACAATACGCAGTACCCCATTCTGGTCGATAACGCCTCGGCCATCCAGGAGCGCTGGGTGGTGGTATTTACGTCGGCCTCGGCGTTTACGCTAACCGGCGAGCATATCGGGCAGATTATTTCCGCCGGCTCGATTGCAACTCTCACAGCGCCGATTAATCCCAATACCGGGCAGCCTTACTTCAGTATTCCTGCGGCGGGCTGGGGCACAGGCTGGGCATCCGGCAACGTGATGCGCTTTAACACCTATTCATCCAATGTGCCGACCTGGGTGATCCAGGCTATCGCTCAAGGCGAGGCTACGGACGATGATTATACCTTCGCCCTGGAGTTCAGGGGCGACATCAATGCTTAACAAGAGGAGACCTTTATGAGCGCATTAGCTTTTTCAACAGCATTGAGAAACAGTCGGGCGCAATGCATTGCCGCTGCGCTCGATGCCGGCGCAACCCCCGGAAAAATCCTGCTATACACCGCACCTCGGCCAGCCACCGGCGCCGCTATCACTACGCAAACGCTGATCGGCACCTGTATGCTGTCGGACCCGTGCGGTACAGTGTCAAATGGTGTGCTGGTATTCGATGACATTAACGATGACGACTTGGCCGACGCGACCGGTGTGATTGCCTGGGCGCGAGGCGTGGATGGCGATGACGCATTTGTGTTGGATATGTCCTGCGGCATCGAGGGCAGCGGCGCGGCGTTAATATTTAACACGTTGTCCGCGCAGATGGGTGGGGCTATTCAGATTCTATCGGGGTCTATTACCGAGGGTAATGTGTAATGGTAGGTGATCCGCATTTCAGTAATGTGTCGCTGTTGCTACACATGGATGGCGACAATAACTCAACGGCATTTATTGATAGTTCATCTGCATTAAAAACAGTGACCAGTCATGGCGATGCTAAGATAAGCACGGCGCAGAGCAAATGGGGAGGGGCATCGGCATATTTCGACGGGACTGGTGATTACCTCACCGTCCCTCACTCGACAGGGTTGGACCTAACGACAGGTGATTTCACCATAGACGCGTGGGTTTACTGTACCGCATTAATAGCGTTCACTCAGGAGATTATCGATAAAGACGGCGTTTCAGGGTCTAGCTATCCCTCATACGCTCTTGGTATAACCTCAGGTGGTTATCTGTGGGCGTTTCTGGGTAACGGCGGCGGAGTATCGCCTGCTGGCACAGCGTATACCGGCTCATCCACCGTAACATTGAATGTTTGGCACCACGTAGCACTTGTAAAAACGGGCTCAACCTGCAAGGGGTATTTAGACGGCGTTCAACAATGGTCGAGTACGGCGGCAACAATGTACAACGGTAGTAAGCCGTTGATGATTGCTAGTTATCAGGGGCAGTCATCGGGAACATCGTTTAGAGGTTACGTCGATGACCTGCGTATAACCAAAGGCATCGCACGATACATCACCGACTTTACCCTCCCTGCCGCCGCGTTTCCAGGACAGGCATTACTCTCTATCTCTGGTTTGATCTCTGAGTCTCTAGCCGCCAATATCTTCATAGCCCGTGCTTACGATGTGGAGACAGGGGTATTGGCCGGCAGCAAAGCGTTTACTGATACCAATGATTTTACTATCGATATAACAATAGATGCCAAAGCCTGTAACGTCACAGTAGGCGTTAATTACAACATTTGGGAACCTGAGACCGTCTACGGCCTGGATGACTTAGTATTTCCTACCAATCCGGTTGCCAAGCCCTACTACTACAAGCGCATTGCCTCCGGTACATCGGGTGCAACAGAACCCGTATGGCCGACAACGCCCGGTGGTTTTTGCAATGATGGGGCTGTATCCAATGCTTGGGAGCTGGTGGAAAGGTTGGTGCAACCGGTAACGCACGGCCCTTTAATCCCATCATAAATGACTTATACGCCCACTTCTGATTTCGAGCTGTCAGGCGGCGATTACACGCCGTCTACGGTCTTTGATTTCAGTATTAATCTGGCTGGTAATCTGACTGCTACAACCGACGCAGCTATTGCAGAGTTTATTGGTGTAATTCCTGGTGTCCATTCCGATTTATTAGCCACAACCGATGCGGCTATCGGTTATTTTGTCGCGACCAATGCGCCTCAAGGCGTTCTGTCTGCACAAATTGATGATGCGGTTGCCGCGTTTGCTGGCAGCAACGAATTTAAGCCAAACTTCATTCTTGTAGGCGGCTACACGCCGTCTACGCTCTTTAACTTCAACGGCACTGCTAATTTACAGGGGATTTTATCTGCGGCAGCTGATGAGGCTGTCGCTGTTTTTACTGGCAGCAACCCGGTAATCATCAACCTCGCTACCACAACAAATGCTGTAGCGGCTTTCGTTGCCAAGAACATCAACAACCACGGAGCTTTTTTTGTCACAACCGATGAAGCTAGCGTAAATATTGCCGGTAGCTATGATCCGCACGTAGAGCGGTTAACAGTCTCTACCACTTTCAGTCGGCAGGAAAGTACGGTAGGGGTGCCTTTGTCAATATCGTCGCCACGCGATCAAGCGGCATATTTTCCATCCCAGTGGGCCTTTGTTCAAGAGCAAACGATACCTGCAAACCTTGCCACGTCGATTATTTACGAGCACACCGACCTACTGCCCGTGGTTGTTGCTGGGCAGGTAGATCAAGCGACGCCGCTAGGGACATCCGTATTAGTTCCAACGGAGTCACTAACCCGGCAGGATTACACGCTGACCGGCGACAACGAACAAGCTGTACCTTTATATGTAGATGCTACCGCCGAATTTAATGAGCTGGTATTTACTTACAAGGGTTCCAGTCATCCCGTGCATGATATGGGCATCACTATTCATGACGACCTACACAAGGTTTACGATGAGCCATCGTTAGCGTTCCGCTACACGCCCAGTGTTAATTTTCTATTGCAAAGTAACGAGGACTACAGTCCTGACAACCCGTTTCTTTGGCCGTACATAGTGCCGGAAATCTTTCTGCAGGTATCTCAGCAACGCGGTGTGATACGGTCGGCAGTCAGCGCCCACTTCCAGTATGCCTCACAAATGGGATTGGAAATTCGCTCAAACGTCCAGGACGCCATGCAACCTTGGACAGGCGGCAGCAGCACGTGGGAGCCAGGCGGCGTATTCCCGCCGCCACCGCCTCCGGTTGACCCGCCCGGCCATGTCACAATACATATACCTGCACAGGATGCCTATATCATGCAACATACACTTTCTGTCACTCTACTGGATTCCACCCCGATCTCGATGTCGTCAGTCAGCCTCAGTCTCGATGCTGATTCTTATGCCTGGCAGTTCAACGGTACTTTGCTCGATAAAGCCGATCTGGACAAAGTCCAACAAATCGGCACCGATGAGCCGGTACAGCTGATTATTACGATTAATGGCTACCCTTTTAAAGTCCTGGTGGAGCGTATCCACGAAACGCCGGAGTTCGGGAAAAGCAACATTACATTGTCTGGAAGGGGCTTAACCGCACTGCTTGGCCAGCCGTACGAACAACCCGCCAGCGCCACCCAAAGCAGTGACCTGACCGTCCAGCAACTCGCTGAATTGCAATTACCGACCGACTGGACAATCAACTGGACTGCAGCTACATGGGTAGTGCCCTCCGGTGCGTACAGTTACATACATCAAACCCCTATCCAAGCGTTAGCTGGTTTGGCTGCCGATATTGGTGCTATGGTGGTGCCCAATCCGAATAACCAAGTCATTAATATCATGCCGCGTTATCCTGTGTTGCCCTGGGATTTTGCCCTATTGTCTCCCGATGTGACTATTCCTGATTCAGTGGCAATCGGCTTAGTGCGTAGCAATGTCGCGCCGTATCAAGCCAACGGCGTTTATGTCCACGGCTCAGAGGTGGGCGGTACATTAGCGTGGTGCCGGCTGGATGGGACAGACGGCGCAAGGCTGGCGTCTACTGTAAGTAATGCCTTGATGACTGATGTCGTGGGTTGCCGGGCGCTGGGCGAAAGGATCATTGCCGGGCAGTACGAACAGCCGTCCATCCAGGCAGTCACCTTGCCCTTGGACGGCGAGACAGTGCCTTTATTAAAGGTGGGCCAATTCGTTGAAATCACGGTTGACGGCGTGGGTGTGCGCGGTATCATCAACAGCGTCAGTATTCAGGTCGGCTTAGGCAGCGTAAGACAGACTATCCAAATCGGCGAGGAAACAACAAACACTTGGGCTATGTTCAAAGAGCTGCTACCACGTGATCCTTTACTGGTTGCCACCCTATCAGTCACCGATGGCACCACGTCGCTGATGACATTGCTTGATAATGGCGTGGTACGAGTCAGAGGCACCGGTACCATAGGGGGCAAATATTACATCCGAGGCGGGAAAATAGATGGCGCGGCGCCAAATATGAGTCAAAATGAGGTGATTTTATAGAGGCACTGGATTTGGCTGTAATATTCCGCAAAATTACTTATTCTTAGCCGCAAAGTTAACGATTTACATATAATTAATTTGGGCATATCGCATTACTAAATCATCGACAATTATAGCGCAAAAAACAGCCAAATATCGCGCCGCGCTACAGTTCTCGATAAAAGCTCCGGTGCTCGGCGCGGCAAACGGGAGAAATACGGTCCGTGCGTA